GACCAACATTCCAAAGTGCTAAATTTGCTACGCGAACGGGGAATCGCCGCTGCGTCGGGTGTGGTTGATGACATCGGATATTTCGAATGGTCAGGTGCATCCGACGCATTGACGGACGAAAATTTCGCAATGGCAAATCCTGCATTGGGTCACACGATCCACATCGACAATATTCGCAGCGTTTTGAAAGACCCACCTGAGGTCGTACAGACCGAAGTGCTATGCCGATGGGTTCAGACGATTTCGTCAGTGATCAGTCAAGCCGCGTGGGATGGATGTGCCGATCCTGACGTCGATCTCGATCCTGAGAAACTCACCTGGCTTGCTTTGGATATTTCACCGGACAGAAAACATTGCGCATTGGTCGGGGCGCAGAAATTAGGCGATGAACGATTTATCTTGAAACTATTGCACACGTGGGAAAACGAAAGGCAACTTGATGATCGAGCAATCGCCAACGATGCCGCGTTTTACTGCCGAAAGTATCCAATCGAACATTTGCTATACAGCCGCAAAACTAGCGGTGCGGTAGCGGCTCGATTACAGCCAGCAGGAATCCCGATCTACGATATGGACGCGTCCTATCCACAATCGTGTGACGAATTGCTTGGTGCGATCAACAGCGGCAGGTTGCGTCATACGAATCAACCCGAACTCACTGCCCAAATGCTTTCAGCGGTTCAATTACGTCGCGGCGATGGCGGATGGGTCATAGGACGTCGAGCATCACAGACCGCGGTGTGCGCTGCCGTGGCATCGGCGCTCGCCACACATTTTGCGACACGCCCAGAGACGGAAACGGATATTATGGTCGGATAGTGGTATCTCACTGAGAAAATTTGCAAATGGGAATTCGTGACATATTTGCAACGCGTCAGGTTCAAACGGTGGCAACGCCGCAATCACCTGACGTATCTGCGCAACTTGGTCCAGTCACATCGCTTGATTCACTCACTCCATTTTTCGGCGGTGCAAATACCGCAACCCGTGAGGAATTTATGTCGATCCCGACTGCGGCACGTGCAAGAAATATTATCTGCTCATCGATCGCATCGATCGGACTTGAAGTCATTGACCGATCAACTGGAATGGAGATCGAGGAAGCAATCCCACGTGTTATCCGTACACCTGATCCACGTGTGCCAGGATCAGCCACTTATGTGTGGACACTAGAGGACATTCTGCTTTACGGATACGGATATTGGCAGATCACAGAATTATTTGCAGACACATTTCGTGTGCGCAGCGTTGAACGCGTTTCACCAACTCGCGTGACGATTCAAACGAACTCACTTGCGACGCAAATTGAATATTATATGGTTGATGGATCGCCAGTACCGAATTCCGGTATTGGATCACTGGTCGTGTTTAACGGCAATGATGAAGGCGTCCTGAATCGAGCAGGTCGAACAATCCGCACGGGTGCGGAACTAGAACGTGCCGCTGCGATGTACGCACGTGAGCCAATTCCATCAATGGTGTTGAAATCCAACGGCACGGCTTTACCAGCTGACAGAATCGCCAAATTGCTTGATTCGTGGGCAACTGCTCGACGCAATCGTGGCACTGCGTTTCTAAATGCTGACGTAACTTTGGAGACAGTCGGATTCGATCCTGAGAAATTGCAACTTGCGGCTGCCCGTTCATACATTGCCACCGAGGTTGCACGTGCTTGCGGAATCCCTGCATATTACGTCGATGCCGAAACTGGATCATCGATGACTTATAGCAACGCGACAACTCAGCGCCAAACCTTGCTGGATTTCTCACTTATTCCGCTGATGACGAGCATTACCGAAAGACTTTCAATGCCTGATTTCATTCCATCAACGCAACAGGTCAAATACGATTTATCAGATTACCTACGGGGCAGCGATCTTGAACGTGCCAATATTTACAAAATCCTGAATTCGATTGTGGACGCCGAAGGCAATGCAGCAATCACAATCGATGAAATCCGACAAGCAGAGGAAATGATCAAATGAAGGTCAATACACCATTCACAATCACTGCCGCTGATTCCGAGGCACGTACAATCACCGGACAAATCGTTGCATTTGATACCGCTGCCAAAGCATCAACAGGCAAAGTCCTATTCAAAGCAGGATCGATCACTCCAGCAAATGTGAAATTGAATCTTGAACACGATTCAGCACGTCCAATCGGCAAAACTTTGGCGATGGAACTTTCACCTGATGGAAAATCAATCAATGCAACATTCAAGATTTCAAAAACCACTGCTGGATCAGATGCGATCCAGGAAGCAATGGACGGACTCCGCGATGGATTCAGCGTTGAAGCAAACGCAATCGATTTCGGATATAACGAGGACGGCACAATGGTCGTCAGTAAAGCAGATTTGGTCGGTGTCGCTTTGACGCATAATCCTGCATTTGATTCAGCACGTGTATCAAATGTCGCAGCGAACACCGCACCAGAAAATTCCGAAACATCATCCGATGAAGCGGAAGCAACACCCACACCATCAACAGAAGGAGACGCCGTGGAAAACACCGTCACAGAGCCAACTACCGCCGAGACGGTAGAAGCGGCAGCAGAAGTACAAGCAGCAGCAGCAGCACCAAAGCCAGTTAATTTCATTGCATCACGCAACCCAGTCGTATCACCTGAAACATTCTTGATGCACCAGGTTGCAGCAGCCCGTGGATCAGAAACATCACGTGCATACATCGCAGCAGCAACAGCATCAACAGACAATCCAGGATTGATCCCAACACGCCAACTCCGCGAGGTCGTAAACGGCTTAGCAGACAATGTGAGAGCCTCAATCGATTCCATTTCAACGGGAACACTCCCAGGCGCAGGGCTTGTTTTTCAAATCCCTAAAATTACCCAACTCCCGTCAGTGGCTCAGATTGATGAACTCGATCCAGTAACTCCAACAGTTATGGAATCAGAATTCATCAACGTAAATGTGAAGTCATTCAAGGGTTCACAGGTTATGTCCGTTGAATTGGCAGATCGCAGCGATCCACTATTTTTCACTGAATTGATTTCAAATCTCACTGCGCAATATGCACGTGCGACCAATGAATACAACTCAGCGCAGATCATTGCAAACTCAGCAGCAGCATCAACAGGATTCGGCTCAGACATTACTGCCGAGGAATTGCTTTCTTGGGTTGCAACCTCATCAGTGACAGTTTATGAGCAGACACATAAATTCGCTGATGCGATTGTCGTCTCTCCTGCAATGTGGGGTCGCATTATGTCATTTAACGTTGATGGTCGTCCGATCTACAACGCATTGCAACCACAGAACGCTGCTGGAAATGCTCAGCCACGTTCACTCCGTGGATCAGTCAATGGACTTGATCTTTGGGTCGATACTGCACTATCAGGCACAGCCGATGATTCAATGTACGTCATCAACCGTGATGCTTATACCTGGTACGAATCTCCACGCCTAGAACTCCGCACAAACATCATTTCAGATGGTTCAATCGGAATTCTGATGTACGGCTACGGTGCAACAGCCACGAAAATTGGCTACGGCGCTGTTCGTTACCTAGATTAATCCAAAACCAATCATCGGCTAGGTCACTCCCGAACTAGCCGAGCAGACGAAAGGATCGGAAATGCCAAACATTGTCACCGCAGATGAATTGCGTCAGGTGCTTGGCGTTTCCGATTCCCTTTTTTCTGACGAATATCTTGATTCAATTATTGATTCGGCTGAGATCACAATCCTGCCGATGCTTACGCAATATCAAAGCGCAGTAGTTTCAACACGCGTCGTCAATGACGTTTTATACATTGACACGTTGCGTCCAAATTATTTCGTCCAGGGGCAACAGGTCGTACTCGCTGGAATAGGTAACGGACTCGATGGACCATATACAGTCAGTGATCATTCCGTCAATGCTTTTGAAGTCACTGCCATAGTAGATGAAGCCGATCGAATTTTAACTCCGGTAATTCCAGCGGGTACGATCACACTAGATGGTGGCTCAGCAGCTGAAATCTATGCAAATGTGCCAGCAATAAACAAAGCAATTCTCATCGTTTCAGTAGAAATATTTCAAAGCATCACAGCGCCAGGTGGACAAATTGAAGGCGTAGATTTTGCACCGACTCCATATCGAATGGGTCGATCATTGCAGAATCGTGTCATCGGATTGATCTCAGCGTTTTACGATGTGGATTCGATATGCCAATGACCACATTGCTGGATGTACGAAATGACTTAGCAACTGCACTTGCTGGCGTCGCTGCATCCGTGTATCCCGTAGCACCCGAAGCAGTGATCCCACCTGCTTGCGTAATCATTCCCGATTCACCCTGGCTTGAAAGCACACTGATCAATGGTGCGGTCACAAAGGTCAAGGTCAATTTCGTCGTCACGGCAGCCGTGGCAAATAACAGCAACTCAGGGGCTTTGGATCAACTGGAAGCCCTAATTATCAGCATTTTGGGGGCTATGCCCTCAGGGTACGTCGTCGGTGACGTTCAACGTCCGTCAATTATTTCAGTCGGTGCATCAAATTTGCTAGTCGCAGATTTAAATGTATCGACCTATTTCACCCAAATAAACACCTAGGAGAAAAAATGCCAACAACAATCGTCACGGGCAGAGACATCACATTCACCATCGATGGTGATGATTTTGATGCGCAAGCCACCTCAGCAATTTTGACCATCGAATCAACGATCAATACATATCAGACTCTCGATGGTAAGGCGTATTACACCACCGATACCCAGGGAACTTTCGCCGTGGAAATGCTTGCAGATTGGCCAGCAGGCGGATCACTTTGCAACGCTTTATGGACAGCGGCAGACACCGCACCAAATACACCATTAGCGGTGGTTTTTACGGCTGCATCAGGATCAGTATTCAATTTTGATGTGCAGCCAATATTTCCATCAGCAGGTGGAACAGCGCCAGATGCACAAACCGTGTCACTATCATTCACCTGCGTGACAACACCAACGCTATAAACAAAGGGAGATCGGGAGTATGAAAACAGCAATCACAATCGAATATTCGTCCGGTGATGTAGCCACCTACGTGGCTGCACCACCTGAATGGATGAAATGGGAAATCAAAACAGGCAAAACAATTCAACAGGCAAATGAAATCGGCATCAGCGATTTGCTATTCCTTGCATATAACGCAATGAAGCGTGAAGCCGCTGGAAAGCCAGTCAAGCCGTATGAAGTGTGGACTGAAACAGTTTCGGATGTAACCTTTGGAGATCAAGACCCAAAAGCCATCAGCGAGGCAGTCTCAGCCGACTAGTCATTGAACTAGCGATTGCCACGCAAATCCCAATGTCTGAATGGATATCTGCCGAGGATATTTTGACCGCAATGGAAATATTGGAGAAACGAAATGGCTGAGGATGCAATCGCTTATGACAAAGCCGATCTGCGCAAAATCGTCAGTGCTTTCAAAGGTATGGATGATCAAGCAATCCAGGAAGCCAAAGGCGTATCAAATGCTTTGGCTGATTATCTCCAGGGCAAAATTAAATCGACGGCTGGATCGTTGCAATCGAGCAATGTCGCCAGTCGAATCGCCGATGGATCAAAGGTCAGCAAATCCAGCAAGATCGGTGAAATTTCATTCGGTTTTGTATCGCAGAAGTTTTCGGGTGGTGCAACTACCCGTGATCTTTGGGGTGGATCAGAATTCGGATCAAACAGATTCAAGCAATTCCCAGTGTGGTCAGGTCGAGAAGGTCGCGGATCGCGTGGATGGTTTATCTACCCAACCCTGCGAGCCGAACAGGGATATATCATCAACGAATGGGAAAATGCTTTCAGTAGAATTGCGAAGGAGTGGTGATGGCTGGTCAAGGATCGAGAACGTTAAAACTCTCAATATTAGGCGACATCGACAACCTTAAAAAAAGCCTAAATCAAGGCACGACCGAAGTTTCGACATTTGGCGACAAAATCACCAAATTTGGCAAGGTGGCTGGCGCTGCATTTGCAGCCGCTGGCGTAGCCGCCGCGGCTTACGCTGGCAAATTGCTCATCGATGGCGTGAAGTCTGCGATCGAGGATGAAGCGGCTCAGGCTAAATTGGCGACCACACTGGTCAATGTCACGGGCGCTACCAACGCACAAATCGCGGCAGTCGAATCGCAAATCCTAAAAACATCATTGCTTACTGGATTGACCGATGACGAATTGCGTCCTAGTTTTGAAAGGCTAGTCAGAGCCACGGGTGATTCCGATGCTGCTTTGAAATTGCAATCACTTGCCATCGATGTCGCAGCTGGTAGCGGAAAATCGCTGGAAGCCGTCACAAATGCAATGGCGAAAGCCCAGGAAGGCAACGCCGCATCACTGGCAAAATTAGGCGTCGGATTATCCGCAGCCGAACTCAAAACAATGTCAATGACGGAAATCACCGCTGCATTGGCTGAAACTTTCGGCGGTCAGGCATCAGAGCAAGCAGATACATTCCAGGGCAAAATGCAACGTCTCCAGGTCGCTTTCAATGAAGGTAAAGAAACAGTCGGTGCATTTATACTCGATGCCATCACGCCATTGGTAAGCGGTTTCGTCGATAAGGTAATTCCAACGATCCAGGCGTTAGCCGAGGAACTTGGTCCAAAACTCACTCCAGTTTTTGAAGCATTGACAGGATATATTCGTGATTTCGTTATTCCTACATTTCAAGCCATTTGGGGATTCATTACTGAATACGTAATTCCTGCACTTGGCAAATTTTTAACTCCAGTAATTAATGGATTGCGATCAGCATTTGAAGCAGTAACAGGAAAAATTGCTGAGAATGAGGAAAAACTCAAACCATTGTTTTCCCTATTTAAAGTCATTGCCGCATTTGTTCGTGATATTTATGCACCCGTTATTGGCAAAATTCTAAGTGCAGCATTTAGCGCATTGGGTACGGCGATTGGAATTGTCATCGATCTATTTGCAACCCTGGTCGATTTGGTAAATAAAGCGTTCAATGCCATCAAAGCGATTGTGAATTTTATCAAAAACAATCCAGTGACTCAATTTATTGGTGGGGCATTGGAAACAGCATTTGGTGGGGGTAAGGCGCTTGGCGGTCCAGTAATGGGTGGCACGTCATATTTAATCGGTGAACGCGGTCCGGAATTATTTACACCAACCAGCAATGGGGTAATCACGCCAAACAATAAATTGGGTGGTGGCAATACCACAATAAATCTCAACGTGACGGGCGCAATCGACCCCGAAGGTACAGCCCGAAGCATCATTAACGTTTTGAATAATTCATATTATCGAGGCACAAACGGCGCAGCCGCATTGGTATCCTGATGACGCTTTGGAATCCGATTTGGCGTGTCACCATTAATGGCGTCAATTATGAGAATTACGTACTTGCCAATTTAACGGCGACCAGTGGTCGATCCAATATTTATGAACAAGCCCAGGCAGGTTATTTGAA